GCGGCGTAGAAACAGGCGTTTGGCGGCTTCTTTAACTTCGGTCGAGTAGTACATGGGCCGCAGTCTATGCGGCGAAAACGCTAGAAACGCGGGGTTAAATTCCGCGTTTCTCCTATATGCCGAATCTAGGAGAAACGCGCATTTGAACCGTTTGTTTAGGGCTTGGCGGCTCCCTATCTTGGCGGCTCATTCAACCGATTGAGCGCAGTTAACGCCCATGCCCCGTTCCCTTGTTTCGTACTGGAAACGTGTCGCCACCAGCGGCACCACCGCCGATGGTCGCGAGATCCTTCCCCAGGAACTGCGCGATATCGCTGAAACCTACAAGCCTTCGAAATATACGGCAGTGATCTGGTGCGACCACGAACGTTGGAGCGGTTCCCACGGCACCGTCTTTGCCGTGCGCTTGTTGGAGGAGGGCGAAGATCTGGAGCCCGGGCAAATCGCTCTGGAGGCACAGCTCAAGCCGAATGATCGCCTACTGCAGTTGAATGATCAGGGCCAAAAACTCTTCTCCAGCATCGAGATCACCCCGAACTTCGCCGGCAGCGGAAAAGCCTACCTGACAGGTCTGGGCGTCACCGATGAGCCGGCCAGCCTGGGCACCCAGGAACTCTATTTTTCGAAGCAGACCCACAAAAACTCATTCTATGCCGCGTCCGTTGAACTGGGCTCTTTTGAGGCTGAGCCACAGAGCGAGGTCGGCAAGCTTATCGGCTTGCTCGCTGGCTTGTTCAAGCGCTTTTCCACGGATGACGACCCCGTCGAACCCACCACCCCAAACGAGAGCAACCCCCCAATGGATGAAGCTACAGCAACGGCCCTTAAAGCCCTGCTGGCTCAATTGCTGATTGTCGCTGCCGGCATTCAGGCTGTGATTGAGCCCGTCGCGGAAGACGCCCCAGAGCCCGAAGCCGCACCAATCGACGACGTAGCAGCAGCTGTTGACGATATCGTCACCACTGCCGAAGACGACCGCGAATTCAGCCGTAAAGGCAGCGCCACCAACAAGGCATTGCTCGCCAGCATGGCGAAGTTGGAGCAGCAGTTTTCCGCACTGCAGAACACCTCGACCGGTCGCCAGTTGCCACGCAATCCAGGCCCGGTAAACACCCCACGACGTAAGGTGCTCTGACATGGCCCAGCCATTAAGCGCCCGTGGCGCCAAACAATATGCCGAGCTTCAGGCCGCAATCGCCGAAGCCTATGGTGTTGAACGATCGAGCCGCATGTTCAGTGTTGAACCGTCGATTGCTCAGGAGCTGAACGACGCGATCACCGCTAAGGCCGACTTCCTGGAGCGCATCAACGTCACCCCGGTCAGCGAGATCAAAGGTGAGAAGGTGTTCATCGGTGTGAACGGCCCGGTCACTGGCCGCACCAACACCAAGACAACCGATCGCGAAGCCAAGGACGCATCGGCGCTGGATAACACCCAATACGAACTGGCTGATACCCAGTCGGACGTTGGTCTTCCGTACGCCAAAATCGACGCCTGGGCGAAGTTTCCAGACTTCAAAGAGCGCTATTCCGCCGCCGTGCAGAAGCGTATCGCGCAAGATCGGATCGTTATCGGCTTCCATGGCACTCACGCTGCTGTTGATACTGATTTGGAGAAATTCCCCAAGCTGCAGGACGTGAATAAAGGCTGGCTGCAGCAACTTCGCGAGCAGGCCCCGCAGCAGGTGCTCAAAGAGGGCAAGACTGCCGGTAAGGTCACGCTGGGCGCCGGTGGCGACTACGCCAACCTTGATGCCCTGGTGCACGACACCAAGCAGATGGTGGACGAGATCCTGCGCGAAGACGGCGACCTGGTCGCGATCATCGGCACCGATTTGCTCGCTGCTGACAAGGCCAAGCTGTACACCAAGCAGGGCGACACGCCGACCGAAAAGGAGCGTATCGAAAACGCCCAGGTCATCGCGACCTATGGCGGCCTGCCGGCGTTCAGCGTCCCGAACTTCCCGGTCAACGCGGTGCTGGTCACCAGTTGGGACAACCTGTCGATTTACTACCAGGACACCAGCTGGCGTAAGCAGACGATCGAGAACCCGAAGCGCTCCCGCGTCGAGGACTACAACAGCCGCAACGAAGGCTACGTGATCGAGCAACTGGAAAAGATCGCGTTCACCGAAAACGTTGAGCTGGTGGTCGCGTGAGCCTGGCCCTGGCGCACAAGCGCCGCACCCTGGCCTTGGGCAACACTGCAGTAGCGGCGCTCGCCGCTGCTGCAGGCATGGCCTATTCCCCGGCCGATGCGCTGAGCAGTCCCGCTAATGCGCGCAAGCATCTGCTGTTGCAGGAAGCGGCGTTGGACCAGGACCTGGCGCGAATCAGCGCCATCAACGGCCTGGCCGGACGCCAGGCGCTGAAGCGTGAAGAGCTGCTGCCCAAGTACCAGGAATACGTCCAGCGCTACTGCGAGTCGGGGCTGAACTTTCCCAACCGCGTTGCGGTGCAGGTGATGGTCTGGCTGTTCGACACCGCCCAGTTCGAAGACGCCCTGGAGCTGGCCGACTTCCTGATGGAGCAGGGCCAGGAAATGCCGGAGCGCTTCAAGCGACGGGATATTCAGACCTTTGTGGCCGACGCCGTGTGCGAGTGGGCCTACGCCGAATACAACGCCAACCGCAGCCCGGAGCCCTATCTGTCCGACCTGTTGCCCCGCGTTGACGGCGAATGGCAGCTGACGGAGCAGATCCCGAGCAAGTACCACAAGTTGATCGGCATGCGCGCCATGGAAGCCGAGCAGTGGGAAACCGCGCTCATGCATTTGGAGCGCTCCACTCAGCTGTACGCGCAGGCCGGCAACGACACGCGCATCAAAAAGGTCCGCAAGGCCTTGGCAAAACAAGCGGCCGCTACCCCGGCTTCCGAATAACCGACTACCCCCCCAGCGGGGACCTGTGGAAGTGAGCCGCCCATTTATGGACCGTCCCACTGAAAACAGGCTCCCCGCCCTATTTGAGCGCCCCGCAATGAGCTTTTCCGGGAAACCCACCACCTTTGTGGAACAGACAATCGAGAACGACGGCTTTTGGCCGGACCTCTCCCTGTCCGAATTCCAGAAGGAATACCGCCTGCCGGCGGAGTACCTGGTAGAGCTGCTGGGCGGTGATTTGACCATGGCCATGATCGAGGTCAATGGTGACCTGGCCAAGTGCAAGGCCCGGTGGCAGGCCTTCGGCATCAACAACGTTGAAGCCGCAGACACGGTGCTGCTGCCCGAGCGTACGTTCAAGGTGAAGTTGTACAAGCGCGCCGTGTACTGCCGCACCAAAGCCAATTTGCTGCCGCAGTTCGCCACGGTCACCCGCAGGGAAAGCGCCGAGAACACCGGCAAGGAAGCCCCAGAGCGGGCTGAAACATTCTTGGCCTTCAGCCAGCAGGCCGTTCGCGCCCTGCAGGGCCGTGGCCGCATCACGGCGTCACTGCAGTGATCCAGCTGCAGGCGCTGACCGCCTACCTCATGGCCCGCAACCTGGTCGCCCCGGAGCAGTTCGACAGCTGGACCGAACAGGTCAGTCTGGAGCTGATCTGGAAGCCCGACCGCGACGGCCTGCACATGGCTGATATGCGCTACCGCGCTGTGTTCTCCCTGGAGCGCTTCAGCGGTCACCCGGCCAGGCTGATGGCCCTGGTGGGCAGTTGGCTGGAAGCCCACGATCCCGATCGGTACCGCCACGACCTGCCGGCACCCCTGTTCGCCGTTGAGCCCCTGGACCAGGACAGCTTCGACGTGGAGCTGTCCCTGGAATTCGTTGAACCGCAATACCTGGCCGAGGATCCCGCCGGCGAGATCGAGGCGTTCAACAAGACCTGGGCGTTCGTGCCGTTCGACCTGTGGATCGCTGAACACGGCGAGGTCAGTCATGGCAGCTAGCCCGCTCGACCTCGATGTCAGGGGCTTGCTCAACGTCGATGCCCAGTTGGCGTTGCTTGATCTATCGCCCCAGTTGCGCCGGCGGCTGTTGAACAACGTTACCAAGCGCGTGCGCTCGATGAGCCGCAAGCGGGTACGTGAGCAAAAGAACCTGGACGGTGGCCCCTTCGCCGAGCGCAAGGGGTCTGCCAAGGGCAAAAAGAAGATGGAAGCCGGCCTGGCCAAGCTGCTGCAGGTCACCCGTGTCAGTTCCGATGAAGCCGAACTGGGCTGGAAAAACGCACTTACCCGGTGGGTCGCGTCCCAGCAGCACAACGGCGTCAGCGAGCGGCGTACCGCTGCACAGATGAGGCGCTGGAACAAAGTCCCGCCGGGAATCGCCTGCACCGACAAACAAGCCAAGCGCTTACGCCGGCTGGGGTTTCGCACCCGGCAGAAGGGCAAAAAGACGCTGACCAGGCCGTCAGTGGCATGGATTCAAGAACACGTGAACTACGCCAAGGCCGGCTTGCTGATCCGCATTTTGAACGACGAAAAGGCCGAGACATCGGGCGCACAAAGCTGGGACATCACCCTGCCGAAACGCCAGTTCCTCGGCGTGGAGACCGGCAACGAAACCCGCGAGCTGATTAACCAGGTCTTTCAACAAATCCTTAATTCACCCCGCTAACGAGGCACAGCATGGCACTTGGCAAAGTCAGCGTTAACAATCTCAATCTGGGCCAAGGCGCCGTGACTGAGATCGAACGCTATTTTCTGTACATCGGCCCCGGTCCGAAAAACACCGGCAAATTGATCGCCCTCAACACCGACAGCGACCTGGATGCCGCCCTGGGCGTGCCAGCCAGTGACCTGAAAACGCAGATCACTGCAGCACGCTTGAACGGTGGCGATCGCTGGGCCTGCCTGGCGGCGCCGATCGCAGCGGATGGCGAGTGGGCCAAGGCCCTGGAAATGTCCCAGCAGCAGGGCTTTTCCGTCGAAGCGGTAGTGATCACCAAGCCGGTGGCCACCGGTGCCGAGCTGTCGGCAATGCACGACGCGGCGGTGTCGATGAATGACACCTATGGTCGTCGTGCTTTCGTCATGGCGGCCACGGCAGGCCTGTCGCTGAGCCCTTTCCAGAGCTGGGCGGAATACCTGGTAGCCCAGAAGGCGATCACTGCCGGCCTGGCGGCGCCCCGGGTGTTGGTGGTGCCGCAACTGCACGGTAACGACCTGGGCGTGTTGGCCGGTCGCCTGGCCAACGCAGCAGTAAGTATTGCTGACAGCCCTATGCGCGTGGCCACTGGCGCGCTGCTGGGCCTGGGGCCAGTGCCTGTGGACTCCGAAGGCGTGCCACTGCCGTCCTCGATCCGATCGGAGCTGGATAAAGCGCGTTTCTCCGTCTCCCAGACCTATTCCGATTACCCGGGCGTGTACTGGGGTGACGGCAACATGCTGGACGCCCCTGGCAGTGACTACCAGGTAATCGAATACCTGCGCCTGGCCGATAAGGCCGCTCGCCAGGTCCGTCCGCTGCTGATTCGCCGCGTAGGCGATCGGCGCCTGAACAACACCCCCAACAGCATGGCCGTGAATATCACCGCGCTGATGGCGCCTCTGCGCCGTATGGCCAAGTCGGTGAAGTTCGCCGGCGAGGTGTTCCCGGGCGAGATCGAATCGCCGAAGGACGGCGACATCGTGCTGGTCTGGAAGAGCAAAACCGCCGTAGAGGCGTTCATCAAGATCAAGCCCCACAACTGCCCGAAAGACCTCACGGCGAACATCGCCCTGGACCTTTCCAACGACGATTCGGAGTAACC